TTTTACTTCTTTCATTTTTGACCCTATCCCTGTTCTGTTATTGTGAAGCCAACTATTATATAATCTAATTGGGCACGAGAATACAAAGTGTTGTAATTTGTAGCTTCCGAACAATGGTCCTAGTGTTGGATGCGTTAAAGTTCTGTTAATTAATTTGATTCTGAAAATATCGCCTTTTTGTGCTGGTATTTTCATAAATGGCGTTAATAGTCCTGGTGCCATTGTTGACCTAAATACAAAACTAAGGTCGTGTGTGCTCATTTCGTATTCTCTCAGACTTAGGGACATTTTTTTATTATCCCCGATAGTGTTTTTTCCTAAATTTACTTTCATAATTTATTCTCCTTTCTTTTCGTCTTCTATGGTTTTTAACACTTGAATTGTATATACATTAAGATTAAAAATTAGTTCCCAAGGTTTGCTTTCTATATATTGCTCCGCTTCTTCCCTTGTGTTGAACTCTTCTTTTGACGCCAATTCGTCTTTAATACAGATTACGTACTTTTCTTCTTCTACGTTTTTTTTCTGAACCCTAAAAAATGATTGTTTTCCCATTGTTGATTTTTTTTAAAAATTATTATTTGTTTTTATATTTGTAGAATCTGCTTTTAAGGCATTTTCTATTTTTATTTTTATCTCTTTATTTTCTCCTTTTACTTGAATCTTTGTTAGACTGCATGATATTATTAGAGTTATCATAAAACAGCATATTACTATCATTGTATAAGTTTTCTTCATATAGTGTTTTTTGTTTTAAGATTTCTATTTCTTTTCTTATCTCTCCGTTAATATTAACGTTTATTATTTTGATGGTTCTTTCTATTATCTTCTTGTCTAGACCTCCTTTCCTTTGTATTTCTTTTAATTTGATTATACTATTCGTTCCATATTTCTCTTTTATTATTTTAAATGCTTCAGCAATTGAATTAGTTTTATTAGGTACATTATTAATCTCAAAATGTTTTTCATACTTACTGTTTTTTACCTTTTTGAACATATTTTTTTCTATTTCTCTTTCCCAAAGTTCTATAAAAATATTTTTATTCTCATCATTTTCTATAATTTTTTTATCTTTATTATCTATTTTGTATTTTTCTTGTTCTTTTTTTGCTCTTTTTTCACTTTTCTTTATTTTTTTTAATAGTGTCTCTTTATCTAAGTTCCTGTATTCAATTTCCTTTTTAATTTTTCTTATTTTTTTCCCTAGAGTTCTTTCTTTTTCCTTTATTGGCTCTAGTCTTTCCGTTACGGCTCTTTCTTGAATTAAAAATCTGTTGTATTCTAATTCTGTTTCTAAATCGTATCCTTTAAATACTCTTGAGTTTATTTTTCTTTTCTCCTCATCTAATATACTTAGTAGTATATTTTCTCTTTCTTCTGTGGTGTATAATTTTTCTTTATAGTATTTTATTAAATATGTTTCTCTTCCGTCTAAATATTCCATTTTTGTGTTTGCTTCTATCTCCCCGTTTTTTTCTTTGTATTTATAGAATCTTTTATTTCTTTCTATAAAGCCTATTCCTATTTTTTGTGATGTTAATACTTTTGGCTTAAACTCTTTAAAGTTTTCATTTTCTTTTAACATGTATTTTGTTATATAATTTATTGTTTTCCCCTGGTCTACATATCCTAGATAATTCCATCCAAAATCCCATTCTCTTTTTATTTTGTCTTTTATATATTTAATATCCTGGTTTTCTTTTATGAAAAAAATTCCGTGGATGTGTATTCTCCCCTTTTTACTTCCTAATTCTGTTATACACCAGTGTGTTAATTTGATATTATATTTTTTCCTTAGTCTTTCTAAGAATAATCTATTCGCTTTTGTCGCTATGTCATTTTCTTCTTTTACTCCGTACTGTTCTTTTATATTTTCGATAGCTTCATCACTGAATGTTCCTGTAAAAAATATTGCCGATTTTGAGTCTAATAATTCGTTTTCTATTCTCAATCTCCACATTTCTTTTCTTTTTTTCTTACATTCTTTACATTCTCCACACGGTATTTCTATGTAAGATAAACGCCTATCTCTAGGCGTTTCTTTTGTATATCCGTTTTTTTTTGTTGGTTGATATCTTTTATTCTTTATGATTATTTTATTTTTACACATTTTATTTTCCTCCTTTTTTCTTTAAGAATCCGAATTTTAACATAGAATCTACGCCGCCTTGTATTGCATCTAATATCATTCTTTTTTCTTGAAGTCCTAATTCTTGTCCTTTTACTTCCATTTCTTTTATTAGTCTTTCCCCTAGAGTTTTTGCATTTTCTTTGGCTGCCTCTGCTGTTATTCGTCTTGTTATTACATCTTTTTTTAATGCTTCTAATTGTTCGCCTATTGCCTCTATGTTTTTGTTTGTCTCTTTTGTCTTTGCGATTCCTAGTGCTATTTGAACCTCTAAGTTTGTTACATTTTTTATCGTACTTTCTATTATTGCATCTTTTGTTTCTTTTTTTATTTCTGTTTCTATCATTGCCTGGTTTAATTCTTCCATTGCTTTTTGTGCTATGGCTGTGGTTCTCACTATTTCGTTTGCTCCTATTTCTACGTTTTGGGTTTTTAGACTTTTTTCCAGGTCTGTTATCTCTTTATTCGTTTGTTCTATTTTTAACTCTATTGGTTTCTTTGATGCTTCTCCTGCTTCTTTTGCAGCTTGTGCTATCTTTAGTGCTGTATCTGCTTCGGTATTGCTTACTTGAGCTTCTATTGCTCTTGCTTGTAATCCCATTGCTACGGCTTGTGTTCCTGTGTTGTTTACTCCGCTATTCCCTTGACTTTGGCTCGTTGCATTTGCTCCTCCTCCTCCATATATTAGAGCTTTGTTCAATCCTGCGTTTTCTATTTGTTGCCCTTGAGCTTCGTAACCTGTTTTTCTCCACATTTCTAAGGCTCTTGTCATGTTGTTATTTGCTGCCGCTTCATTGTATTGGTATTGAAGCCCCATCATTTCTTTTTCATGCTCTCTTTGTTTTTTCTCTTTGTCCTTTCCAGAAATCCATCCTCCGATAGTTTGTCCTAGCCCTATGATTCCGCCGGCTATTGCTCCCGCTGCTGTTCCTATTCCTGGGATAACGCTTCCTATTGCTGCTCCCGTTCCTGCTCCTTGTAAAATTCCCATGTCCTAATTTTTTGATGGTTTAACTTTTTTATTTTCTTCGCTCTTCTTTTTCCCTAAAGTAAGAGTGTTTATATACTTGATATATATAGGCTACATGCGCTTTTTCATTTTTTTTTAAGTAGGGAGTATGACCCCCTACTTTTTCCATGTAGCCATTTTAGTTATTTTTTTTACTAAAATTCAGTCATTTAAAAAAACGTTATGCGGTTTTCTCATCTTCATTTTTATTAGCTTCTTCTTGCTTGTCGCTCTTTTTGTCTTCTACTCCTGCATTCCCGCTTCTTAGATATTCTGAGGTTTTGTAGTTACTTATTTTCCCCATTGCTTCCATTGCTATCATGAATCTATCTGTTCTTATGTTATATTCGGGATTTACGCCTGTTTTCTTTTCTGTGTAGATTAGTGGCACTTGGTCTTTTATTGGTTCTTCTTGACTCAATAATCTTGCTACTTTTACCTCTATTGGTTCTCCTCTTTTAGGAGTTTCTGATTTTATTTGCTTTGTTGCTTTGATATATGTTCTTTTCATATTCTTATAAATTTGGAATTTGTTTTGCTGATATATTTCTTCTTACTTCTATTTGTACGGCTGTTTGTACCCAGAAGTTTTGTGCTGATAGTGACACGTCTGCAAAAATTTGATTGTATTTTGACGGGTCTATATATGTTGATAAGTCACTAATTAGTCCATCGTCTTCCTGGTCTCTTTCATAGTTTCTATTCATTACCATGAAGTCTTCGCTTTCTCCAGCTGCGAATTCTCCAAATGTTTTATTAAAGTTTGTCATGTAATTAATCCATGCTACGGTTTTTCCTGCTTTTGTATCTGATATTTTTTCCCCGTTGTTGTATTCTGCTGTCCAATATGCTCTTTGTTCGTTCATACTGTCCTCGAATCCAATTCCATCAAAAGCGGGTTTATGAAAATCGTCCATGTTTTTAATATTTGCCATATCCCAATCGTTTCCTTGACTATAATCTATCATTGGAGTGATTGCTACTATTCCTATTATATAGCTTGGTTCAGATATTTTCATATATATATCTCCATCTCCTTTTTGTTGAGTTGTTACACCTCTTCCCGCTAGTGTTCCTAAAGGTTCTTGCTCTGTTCCTGTTGTT